CGGGAATAAACCAGCTCACCAAGTTTGTTGTAATACCCGGCCATCTTTTCTTCATGATAGAGAATTTTCACACACTCTTCATTTTCAACATATTCAGAGCCCTTCTTTATGTTTTCAAGAAGTTCCTGTTTTCTTTCATTTAAAGGCTTTAATTCAGCCTTAAATGCTTCCATAGCTTCTTTTTTCTCAATCTCAATATCATTAATTTGAATTGAGGTTTCAGCAAGAGATTCTTTCTTTTGCGCTAATTCATCCGGTGTAAAACGGTGAGTATAGCCAATCTCTTCCACTGCATCGGCATTGTCCTGTAAGAACTGCCATCTATCCTTTTCGGGGATTTCTTGACCTAAAAATTTGTCCATAAAATAAAATGATTAAATAAATTCTTTGTTACGTTCAATTTCTTGCTGGGCATATACCAACATTTGATGTTCATTAGCAGCCGGTAGATAAATATCTGCCTGTGCCGTGCTCCAATTACGAAAACGCTCAATAGATAAAGTCATTTCCCCTGTTGTCAGTTCTGCCGAACTGCGTAAATAAGTTACTTCTTCACCTTTCTTGTTGATCGTTTTGCGTTCAAACAAATCACGGTTGCAAGTTCTCTTATAGAAGTCAATTTTGGCTTCGTCAAGGCTACAACCGTACTCACTACCGAAATATCCTAAAAGAAGATGTAAGTAGCTGTTTTGGGCAAGCGTGCGGTTAGGAAGTTTCTTTTTCACTTCCACCACCGCACGTTCACTAAACAGCTTGTTTACATACTCTTTGAACTTGGGTATTTGATATTCATTCTTCAAATCGAAAATCATACGCTAAAAAGGCAAATCATCCTTTGCATTACCATTCGCATCAACCGGAGGCGGAAAATCCTGCGGTTGATGATAAGTCGGCTGTGGTGGTTGTGTTGGTGCTGTTTGTGGGGATTGTGATACACCCCCACGCCCTTCTATTTTATGGGATTCCGACTAGTTCCGCCTTTTAAATGGAAAGCAGTATATTCAAAAGCCTTAATATTATCCATTTGACCGGATGCAATTAAACAATATGGATATACATGTCTTTGCCATCCATGTTCATACTTTCCAAATTGATAATTAGAGGTAGATTTAATATCATAAACAACATCCCTTATTAACTCATCTATATATCCATATAATTCCACTTCTCCATAACAGGTGGGAAGTATTGCAGAAACCAATACTTGAGACAAGGCGTTAGCAAAATATTCCGACTGTTCAATACACCAGATCCTATCAAAGAGGAAATGTCTTTCTGGAGATATATCTGTGGCAGGAAAATCAACCTGAATAATATTGGTTTCTTTATCTCCAATTATAGTATATGGTTCACGCTCATTAGGAATATGGTTTTTCTTATGAATATAACAATCTATGATGGCATTAAAAGCCGTACCCTTATCTGATGCTTCACTTTCAAAGGGAACACGATTTATGGCATCTAATAGGCTTTGTTTTAGTTCTTCCTCTATCTGTTCCGGGCTCTTCTTATATTCTCCTGTTTCAGCATCAATATTCCAAAAACTTTCAACTTGTTCGTCTACTCTTAGATATTGAGTGAATTTATCAAGTAGCGTCGGATATAGTTTATACTTAGGCCGCAGGTTCATATAGATTCGATGCTTTGTTAAATTTCAAACCTAGTTTCTTACATTTTTCATTAAGTAGGATACTACCACGTAATTTACTATCAAAGACATGTGTCATATTTAAGATAGCCGTTCTTGCTTCATTGGCGGAAACCTGGTCTGTAACCTGCTCCACAGTATCACGGATTGCATCAACCACTGTATCATATACAGATGATAATTCAGTTTGTTTTGCTTGATACTCCTTATATGTAAGAATAACATTTGTCATAAAATCATTCTTTCCTGTTATTTGCCCGGAAGAATCAATAATGACAGGTATTTTTATACGTGATGGAAGATTACAAGTATTTTTACCATAAAACTTTTCACATGGATCAAAAGATATAGTTCGATCTTTTCCTATAGCTTCCATATACCCGACCAGATCAAGTTCTTTTATTAAATCTCCTGCAGATGAACCACCAATTTCTGGACGAATCTGTTTATCATCCCCATTCTTTTCTTCACGCTCATGAGCTACGAATATCACAGATTTTCCCATAAGAGAAACCTGATTCACAAAATTAATGAACATATTTTTCCGAACTCCATACCCTTGAAGAGACAATGTTCCATCCGCTTTCTTCATTTTAGGATTGGTTTGCATAATGAATTTATCCATGAAAGAAAGCATTTTGCCCGCTGTATCAATAACAATAGTATCGAATTCTTTTATTTCCTCGGAGGATAATACTTCATTCGTTTCTTCCCAACTGGTTATTTGGACAGTAGGGACACGATGAGCTGCATTTACACGGTGAATACCACCGTCGTAATCAAACAATACAGGATTAGGAGCACTTAATGCAAGTGTTGTTTTACCCATACCTGGTTGGCCATAAATCAGTGCTGACAATGTAGTCTTAACGGTCAGCTCGTTAGGTTTCTTAATAAGTCCCATATCTTATATTATTTAAAGTGGTTTAAATTGCTCCCGGAGTGCCGATCAAAGCAAACCGGGATTAAGTTAAGATAGTCTGCGGATAATATCACCGCCATACGAATTTTTAGTCAGTTCTATAAACTCATAGACGGTAAACCTATCATTGTCTACATCTATACCTTTATCCATGCAAAAAGCTTCTCTTCCAGCCTTGCAACTCCCAGTGAGTACATGATGCCATATAAACAAGTCTTTAGCAGAATACTTTTTAGAAAAGTCAGAGAAATGTTCTTTAAACTTAAGGATCCTTTCCTCTTCTGTACTATCATCATAAAGCTTTTCTTGCAAAGATTCAAATGCCTCATGTAGAGTATTACCATGAGAAAATTGATTATTCTCTTTTACTATAAAACAGGGAGTAAGAGATAAGTCAGAATGAAGGATAAAACCTTTTGCGATATTACCTTTTACATTTGTGATAATAGTAGGTATATTATCTACTACATAAATAGGATTTCCATTTATGGATTTTACGCCATAGCCATAGCCATAGCCACAGCCATCGCCAGAGCCATGGCCAGAGCCAGAGCCATAGCCACAGCCATCGCCATAGCCATCGCCATCGCCATAGCCATCGCCATAGCCATCGCCAGAGCCAGAGCCATAGCCATCGCCATCGCCATAGCCATCGCCAGAGCCAGAGCCACAGCCATCGCCATAGCCATCGCCAGAGCCAGAGCCAGAGCCAGAGCCATCGCCAGAGCCATCGCCAATATTTAGAAACTGTTTTATTCTATCTTCCATTACCTTGCCCATACCGGTACACTTTCAATAGATTTTACAGCTTTATCCGAACACGGGATAATTTCAATCACATCCAGAATCTCTATCTCTGGAACCGTAACTGTGAATTTGCATTCAGATGGGTTAGTCGTACCATTAACAGCTAATTGAGATATACTAGCAGCACCATCCCAATACCACAACCTACGACAATTTGCGAGCTTAACCTCACTACCATTTCTTTCTACTAACTCTCCGAAAAATACACCGGAACGATCTCCTCTTACAATTACTTTTTTCATAACTATATATATTATTAAAGTGGTTAATCGAAATAAATAAAGCGCCTATCCTCACGAACCGACGCTTCCAAAAATGAATTTAAACGACAAAATTTTGTTCCTAGATACCGAACCAACGGACACTAGGATTAGAACATGTATAACTCAAATACAGAGGCTTGCACTCTACGGACTCCTTTAAATCCGGCATTGGGTTAATTAATTACTTGTTGACAATAATTTCTCTCATTTCTGCTTTGGCTAATGGAGAAAGATCTTTCATATAATTACATTTAAATGCAGCTGATTCAAGTTCAAGCACATCATATCGTACACTGGAACGTAACTTTCCATCAGCATCTTTATATTTCTTCACTATGCCAGCTTTAACCCATTTAGTAACATTTCCTTTGCCATACCGAATATGCGCCTGATTTTGAGATATAAATTGAGATTCTTTAAAGGAGTTGATCCGTTCTTCCCTACGTCCCATTCCTCTTGCAAAATCTATCAAATTATAAATTAATTCTTCTGGTAAGGTTCGCATCATAAAATCCCCTTTCTATATTAACGGTTTAAATATTCGTTTTAAAATACAATTATAAAACCAAACTGAATATACAATGCCTATCAGATTAATAGTATAATTCCATTCTCCTGTATCTTGATTTACATCATTAAAAGTAAGGATGCAGGGTAAAGCCAAGATGTTAATTAGTATAATATTAATTATCAACTTTTTCATAGTAATGTTTATTATGCTGCATAATTCATGCTAGTTATTATCAAATCATTATTATTCCTTCTTGCGCCCATTGTACGTGCCGACATTCTCACTTTACGTTGCATTCTTAACCTTCTCATGTCCATTTGGAAATTAGGAGTTATAGCTAATATGAAGAACCATACAGAGAAGAAAAATTCAATTCCATGCTTTCGTATTTCTTTCAAATCGAAATTTCTTTTTGCCCTATCACATAGAATATATAAAGTAAGCTCGACATTGTTATTAATGCCTAGTTTCTTATGAATGTCCCGTATTTGCGCTTTTATCGTCCAAACCGACTTTTTAAGTAAATCGGCTATTTCATCAGGAGTTTGCCCTTTTGCTACTTCATGAGCTACTTGATACTCACATTGAGATAAAGGTTCCATTATGCAGTCCTTTTAATTTTAAAGTACTTAAATCCTTTAATGACTTCTTTTTCACCCTCTCTTTCTATCAGTACTTTGTATTTTCTTTTTAACCGATAACGAGCCGAACTCATAACACAATCATAGCTTTCATCAGGTATTCTAACTACTTCTCCTAATTTCAATTTAGAGATAGAATTTACCCAATCTCCTGTTATTGTTTTAATTCCTTTTGCCATAAGATTAATTATTTGATTATTATTGTGGATGGTAGAGGAATCGAACCTCTCTCAATCATGATAATTGGTTGCGCAACACGAAGCTCTAACCGATAAGCTAACCACCCTTATTAAAAAGTGCACTATCTTCACAGACCGTACACTATACAACACAAACACAAATAAAACAATATAAACAAAAAGTTTAATTCTTTACTATTCTTGTTACAATCAGACTTGTACGGCTGGTTTGCTCTATTCGTAGAGTGCTACCCGACTTCCGGAATGTATCAGTTTGGGCAAGTGGATGCCAAGTTCATGACAGGGGAAACGTACTGTCCGGATTGTTTGTCCCTGCCCGTATACCTGTTCGCAGACAGAAATGTTCAAAACTTTGGAGGCTACAGTGGCATCATTCGAATATAGTTCCCAAAAGTCTTCGTTTCGAAAAATTAACAGGTAGCCCGGATGCTTCCTTTTTATATTGTGGTATTGTTCCATTACATTTGATTGCTTCATTATTGTCAAATCTAATTCTCTGTTTCTGTAGTATAATAACATTAATGATAGATTCCATACTTTTCCCATCCCTCTTGTTGGCAGTTTATTGGTAGGTAAAGCCCTGTATAAACAAGATAACGATAGAACGTTCCTTTTGACACTTTCAATCTATTGGCTATAACTGTTTTTTTAGTTCCTTTAGCCAGTTCTTTTATGATGTAATCATGCCTGTTGGCACATTTTGGATTGAGTCTACAGCGAAAACCATGACAATGTCCGAGCATTGCCCCTTCTGCTCTTTTCCTCGCCAATGCTTCTTTTGTCCTTTGACTGATAAGATTACGTTCAATCTCTGCTGACAATCCAAAAGCAAAGGCAAGAACCTTGCTTTGGATATCTTCCCCCAGTCGATAGTTGTCCTTGATTGTCCATACCTTACACTCCTTTGCCATGCAGATATTCAATATTTCCATAATCATAAAGAGATTACGTCCAAGACGTGAGAGTTCACTACAGATGATGATGTCCTCCTTGCATACTTTACGCAGTAAACGTCCAAGTTGTCGTTTTGTGTAATTCTTCGTTCCACTGATAGTTTCTTCTATCCAATCGTCAATTACTAACTCATTACGTTCACAGAAGTTGTTTATCTCAAAACGCTGATTTTCTACAGTCTGCTTGTCGCTGCTTACCCTAATATATCCGTAAATCATAATTTATATTCATTTTTTCACTGGTTTTGATTTATATATTTGTACCCTACCCGATTCTCGCTATCGGCTGCCGTTCAATCCGTCAGTAGGGCTATATGTTGAATCACTTAGATAGCGTTATAGCTCGCCTAACCTGCTATATGCTTACTGATAAAGACTTTTCGGACTTCCAAGTGATATATGTAACTAATTCGAACCTTCAACCGATCACGGCATTCCTGCTACGGTTGAATTTCTTTTCGTATGATCCAATATGTCAAAGAACTATTTAGTAGTACTTGCGTAGAATATTCTCTACGTCTACGCAAGCTTTTTTATAAATCCGCCCGGCTGGTTTCCCTTTTGGGAATTTCTATATTGTTATACTAAACTTATTGCTTATCTGAGTTTTGTTTAATGAAATCGTAAATAGGTTTAAGCATCTTCTTAGCCTCTTTTACAGTAGGAGACAAACTACCCCGTGTATAGATATGAAAGTCAAACTCCCTTTTCTTAGAAAACTCCCACCTATCTTGATAAGCATAAAACTGAACGGCATCAACATGGGGAGATACTTCGATAAATATCTGGGACCCGTTCTCTTTCGAGAAGTTCATGCTATCTATGATAGCCTTCTGAACTAATTCCATTACGCTGTAATTCTTCTTTTTCATAATCGTATATTAATATTATTTTAGTTCTTTGTACATCAGTCTTACGATATCAATAGAATAATGCTCATTATCTCCAAGAACTATCGTAGTTAGCATACTTATCGGCAAAAAACGCTTTCAACACATTGCCCTGTTTAGACTCAATGGCTTTCGGCTTCAATGATTCTACATATTCATCCATCTTTAAACGAGCGTCCACCCAAGAAGTACGCAAGGCAGATTTAAGAGAATAACCGTACTGGCGTACATATACCCAAGCTCTCTGCATGATGGCTTTCATATTATATTTACCGTCCTTTACAAGTTCATAATCTCTATTTCTCATTGCCTTACCTATTTTTAGTTATGTAAAATATTTGGTTTTATCGCACAATATTCGCACCTTTGTGGTGTTGGATGTTGTTTGATGTTGCAAAGATACATAATATTTTATGTAGAACAAGGTTTCTACATAATAATTTATGTATTTAACTTTTGTTTTCAATTAATATTCGAATAATCCACATAATAACTTATGTATAGATAATGAGTGTAATAAAAGAAAGGCTTACAGAATTTCTAACCTATAAAGGTATAGGGCAAATAAAATTTGCCGAAGCAGCTGGTTTGTCGAGAGGCTTCGTAAATGTATTAGGTGATGGCATTAGCTCAAAGTCACTTAATAAAATCAGCCAAGCTTTTCCTGAGTTGAATACCTTATGGTTAACCACAGGAGAGGGCGAAATGCTCAAAACTACCAATAATACATTAAAATATAATGAAGCTGCGCCCATCCAACAAGACGTAGTTTATATCCCGTTAGTTAATCAATTCGCTTATGCGGGATATTTAGATGGATACACAGACACAACTTACATGGAGCAATTACCTAAGATACCTTTTATAGTTGATAAAGAAGGACATGGAAATTATATAGCCTTTGAGGTCAAAGGCGACAGTATGAACAATGGAACCGAAGAAAGCTATCTAGAAGGAGATAGACTTTACTGCCGTGAAATACAGCCCCATTTATGGGTGAGTTCTAAACTGCATCTTCGTAAATGGGATTTTGTCATTGTACATACCGATGGAATTATAGTAAAGCGCATTATAGATCATGATGTAGAAAATCACACTATTACTATTCATTCATTAAATGATATGTACCCTGATCGAGTTATTGATTTGTGCGATGTAAAACAGATTTTCAATGTTATAGAATCAGTTAGACCTAGAAGAAGATAATAATTAATATGGGAAATTTTACTGAAGATTTAGCAAAAGGTTTTGTACGGTCTGCTGTGAATCAAGTGGGACGAGATGGAGGGAAAGTGATAAGTAACTCTATTTATGGGAATGCACATAGTACCCCAATAAGAGGTATCGGTAAAAATACACATAACCAATTTTTCGATGAATCAACCAATGAGGTTATCTCCCCCGAGGAATTAAGATTAAGAGCAGAAGCAGAAGGGTTTCAAGTATCTTTATTTAGATATAACGCTGGCATTAAAATAGTACTCTATATTGTTTCTTTATTTTTTGCTATTTTAGTAGTACCTTCTATTATTATATTCATATTTGGTATCATGAAATTTTTTCAAAAAACAGTATTCATGAAGAAATCTGTTTTAGTTGCACAATTTGTACCAGATAGAAGATATAAAGATGGTCGCAGGCTGAACGGACATATAAAACAAGATATAAGAATAAAAGTACCTTGTAATCCTTCCGAGCGAAAATCACTAATAAAAGCAGGCATATTATACATTTTACTCTCATTGGTTTTACTGGTCCCTATATTCTTATGGCGCTCTGTCGTTGAACAACAGAACATAGAGTATTATAAAGATATTATAGAAAATGCAGAAACAGAGAAATCACATATTAAAGAAGACTTTGAATTATTTAAAGATACTGTGAGATATAATAAAAAAATAAATGAATTTAATGAAAAGTACCAAAAGGCAGTAGAGTATTTAAATTCACACAATCAAACAAAATCGGATAATTAAAAAACTAGCTTATGAAAAAAGCATTATTCTTAATATTAATTTTCACTATATTAATGACCGGATGTTCATCAGGTAAATATTATATATATCAAACAGAATCCAAAATAGATTTACAACCTACAAAAGATAATTTTCTTCCTTATATGTATGTTCCTAAAGGAAAACATATAGTTATCAAAGAAAGTCGTAGCACGGTAAAAAAAGCGCAATATGGAAGCCATAAAGGATATATTTGTGGAACTTATAATTTATCAAACCCTATACAAATATCCTCTAAAGATATAAAATATCTAACTTTTAATTCTGCAGATTCCACCTATTACTTTAAAGGAAAAAAATTAGATTTCACTGAATCACTCAATACAAAATCCTCATATTCACCTTCACGCTCCACTGGTACAGGTCGAGTACAAGTAAAAGGATATTATAGAAAAGATGGAACTTATGTACGACCTCATACAAGAAAATCACCAACTAAAAGAAAATAAGCTTATGAAAAAGATCATTTTATTACTCACAGTTCTAATGGTTGCATTTACTGCCTCCGCACAGATTACCTCAAAAGGAAAACCTACTGTTCTCAATTCTTTCCGTATGGGTAACTGTAAACTTATAGAGACAGGTACATTGTATAAGATCGAATCTACTATAAAGGAAAACACCGACCTTAAAATGAATATTGAATTGGGAACCAAAGAGGAAGCTATTAAACTCATTGAATCGCTTATTGAATATGAACCTACAAAAGGGGAAATAGTATCTCTAAACAATCCAACTAACAATACGGCAGAGTATAAATCAATGCAGGGAGGTTGGCAATTCTATATATCTGAAATGAAAGCACAGTCATCATGTGCCAGCAAAGGAGAATTAAAGAAAATGCTAAAATCTTTAAAAGAGAAATAG